GGATACTTGGCTTTGATTGGTTCTATGCAATTTTGTGCCAGGGCCGCAAGATTGTTTATCACAGCTGTGGGACCAGCAACCGAAGGATGGCATTCTGCTAACTGTGGTATGGTCCTAGGAAAGGTGACATTTTTTATCATCTGTGCCAAGGTAGTGCCTTTGGGTGTCAACACCATCTCCATAGAGATGCCAGCGGTCACAGCAGAAAAGTCTTGACTCTTCTTGGGAGGGCTGGCTTTTACTCCTTCGGTCTTGGGCACCGGAGTTGTGGTCAATTGTTTGTATTCTGCCGCAGTGATTCTTCCCTCAGCTAGAAATCTGTCTGCTTGTTCTTTGCCTAATGTGTTGTTGTCATCACCTTCTACATTCTGCACTGCTGATGTCACTGTGACAAAAGGCACCGACGGCGGAGTAGATGCGCCGCCGGTACTTGCGGCATTGTACAATGCAATTAAAACGCCGTTGGCATAGACATTGACGGCATCGTAGACTGGTTCAACTCGTCCATTGGTACCAAATCGAAGTCCCGTAATAGCGGTAAACGGATGTGTATGATTAACCGGAGAGTATGAACCGCTAGGCGAATTGCCAGCGGCCGGACTCGGATTAATAGTTGGGGTAGCCATACTGCTATTTAAGCCAGTGCAATGCCAGTGGTTTGTTGTATAAACTGATCGGCAAACTGCTTTTCTGTGGCTTCTGCTACAGTTACCACAGATTTAGCTATTCTTACTTGTTTGCTAGGATCCACAGTGAACAGGTAGGGCATGAGTGCTGGCCCTTTTGGACTCATAGCGATGACCATGGGATGCGCTAATTTATAGTGCATGACTTGATCTTCTACCAATTTTGCTACCAGCTCTTCTCCGCTGGTCAGCTTGATTGTTATAACTTCACCTACTGCAACACCTTTGTCTATTAACATCATATTTCACCTTTGCCGAACCCGCCGGCTGTTTCTTCTAAATGTTTACGTAGTTCTGTGAACCCGCCGATTAATTGATTATGAATAAAGATCTGAGGCACAGTTCTTGCGTTAGGCACAGCTTCTAAAAGCTCTTCTCTAGTGTAACCATCTCCAATCTTACGTTCTTCGTATTTAATACCTCTTTGTGTTAGCAGGGCTTTGGCCTGATCACAATAGGGGCAATTATACTTGCTCCATACGATAGCTGTCATTGTGTTTCCTTTGTTAATTTGAATAAATCACAGCACCTTTTTTGTCCGTGACTCGGACCAGCAACACACCTTTGCGTTTGTACTGTAAAGCGGCACTAATAGCTGCTTGTTCACCGTTATAAGTTCCTATAACAATCCAGCTTTCGTAGGGCGAGTTGCGTTTATACTGTGCTTTAAACATATATTATATAGCAGGCAATGCATCGTAGTCAAGATTTTCGCTCATTACACCTATGACATAGTTGGTGCTTTCGCTTTCTTGTAGAGCTGTTTGTTTTTTGCTGGTATCAACGTGTTTGTTGAACCAAGGAATCGGAGTCGATCTGGGAGCAGCTTGCTGATATTTTATTCCAATGTCTTTGAGTGCAGATACTGCTGTGTAGTCCACAAAGTCTTTGAGAATGTTGGCATTCAAACCGATCACTGGGCCTTTGTTGAACAAATAGTCAGCCCATTGTTTTTCTTCACGGATAACATCTAGATACAATGCGTATACTTCAGACTCGCACTCTGCTTTGGCTTCGACGAAACGGCTGTCTTCTTTGACTACTTGGTTGATCAAATATGCAGTCCAGCCTTTGTGTAACAGTTCGTCTTGTAGGATCAATTGGATGATGTTGCCATTGCCCATGAAGATCTTGTTCTCTACCATGGCTAGGCTTGTGGCAAATGAAACCATAAAGCGGAATGCTTCTAGAGCATAGCTGGCATGTAATGCCATCCAGATTGCTCGGATATATTCTTTTTCTGGAATGATTTCACCCATTTGTTTACGGCAGTTAACCATGTGCAGTGCTTCATAGTAGTTGCCAACTGAACTAGCCATGTCTACAATTTCTTTAGTGTCATGAATGGTGTTGAACACATCTTTGGGCACGTTGTAGATATTACGAATGATATGACTGTATGACTTGCTGTGAATGTTGGTTTCAAAGAATGTCCAGTTGTATACTAACGCTTCTAGTTCTGGCAACGATATCACTGGCATAAAGATTTGGCTTGGTCCGCGACCTTGTAAACTATCCAATGCTGTTTGGCGTAGCAAGTTACTGGTAAAGATGTGCTTGACTGCATCGCTGGCGTCTTTGAAATCATTTGAATCTTTGGTAAGACTAATCTCTTCTGGTTGCCAAAAGAAGCCACGTGCTGTTGCTTCAAAGTCAGCAATCTTTTTATACTTGACTTCTTCGAAACGTTGAATGGTTACCGGGCCTGCCGGATCTAGAAACATCTTGCGATTGAGATAATCTGTTTTTGTGTTTAAATTGTATTGTTGTTTGCTCATAGTTTGCATGCCTCACAGTCTTCGTCTTCTTCTATGACTTCACGTTCGTTGTGGAATCCGTTGTAGTGTACTTCTGGTGTTCGCTGTTCTTGTCTACTACCAGCCTTGTTGATCAAACTGTAGTAGAATGTTTTCAATCCCCATACATGTGCCTGCATCAAGTTCTTGGCGATCAGCGTGGTTGGTACTTTGCGATCTGGAAAGTGTGCTGGATTGTAAAAAGTATTGGTCGAAATACTTTGATCCACATATGCAGCCAACACCGCAGCGGTTTTTAAGTAGCCGTCACAGTCACGTTGATCCCACATCATCTGATACTTGTGTTTCAATCTATTGTATTCTGGAACTACCTGGGTGAATGATCCAGCCTTGGATTCTTTGGTAGAGATCAAACTCATAGGCATTTCGATACCGTTGGTTGAATTGATAACCACTGAACTAGACTCCACGGGTGCAATAGCCATCAGCGTGGCATTTCTTACTCCGTGCAACATCATTTCTTGTCGCAGTGGTTCCCAGTCAAGCTCTGGAGCAAAGTCAGTGAGTTCGTTTACTCCTCTGGCTCTTCTTTCCCAAGGGAACTCTCCCTTGCCGTATCTGGTGTGATCGGAATCTTTACAACGTCCTCTTTCTTTCGCCATTTCGACCGTGGCTTCTGTAAGGTAAAAGGCTTGATGCTCCATCCAAACTTTAACTTCTGCCAGTGCGTCTTTGTCGCCATATTTTATTCCCCTTCTTGCATGCCAATAAGCAAGGTTGGTCACTCCAATGCCTAAGGGTTGTATTTCGTCGTTGCTCAACTTGCTTTGAATGCTCAAGAAATCTTGATAGTCCAAGATGTTGCACAAACTACGCTGTAGTATACGACACGCACGGCGCATGTCTTCTGGGTTTCGGAACGCACCCCAGTTGATAGATCCCAGTGTACATAACGCTATGCGTCCTGTCTCGTCGTCTAGTCTTTTGAATGAACGAGTTGGTAGTAAGATCTCACAGCACAGGTTACTTTGATATATGGTATGATACTCTGGATCGAACGGACCTTGTTCCATGACATTATCAATAAACACCAAATAGATGCGACCTGTATCTGTACGCTCCTTGAGAATGCCTGACCGAAACACTTCTTCGGCACTCATTGTTTTCTTACGCAAGTCTTTGCGTTTTTCGTATTTTACATATAGCTCTTCAAATCTCTGTGTGTTTTTGTAAAATGCTTCATAAAGGTCTGGTACTTCGTTGGGATCAAAGAACGTGATGTTTTCTTTGTTTTTAAACCGTCTCCAGAAGAAAGCACTAAGCACAACACCATAGTCCATGTGTCGGACTCGTGTTTCGTCTGTGCCTTGATTGTTCTTAAGTACAATAAGATCATCAAACTGCAGATGCCATATGGGATAGAACACAGTGGCACTAGCATTGCGTATGCCACCTTGTGAGCATGAACGCAGGTCACCGAACCATTTCTTCAAGAATGGTATCATGCCGGTGTGTTGAATTTCGCCTCCTCTGATGGGACTACCCAATGAGCGTAGACGTCCTATCTCCAAGCCAATACCAGCACGTTTGCTGGCATACTTGGCCATCATTTCGCCACTAGCAAAAATGGAGTCAAGATCATCATCACTGCGAATGAGCACACAACTACTGAACTGCTTAGTGGGAGTGCCAAGCCCAGCAAGAACAGGAGTAGCGAGAGTAAATAAACCGTCTGAAGCTGCATTGTAGTATTCCTTGATTAATTTCATTCTGGCCGTGTTGGGTTCTTCTTTGTGAAACACAGTGGCGGCTGCTATCATGTATCGAATCTGTGGTGTTTCGTAGATTTCTTTGGTGGCACGATTTTTCACAAGATATTTTTCAATCAACTGTTCGATGGCAGCATAGGAATACTCTTCGTCCTTGGCATGGTCCAGCATTTCATGCATGCGGTTCCAATCATCCTCACTGTACCATTCCATCAATTCGCTGGTGTAGAGTCCCACTGACACATTCTTCTTGACAATGTCATAGAGGTGGGGAGGAGTATAACTGCCGTAAACATCTTTCCTCAACATGCTGAGTCTTTGTTTACCTGCCACAAATTGATAATTGGTGTTACCCACGTCTGGATTTGATTCAACATCAATTAGATCTACTATGGCTCTTAGTGTAAGGCCGTCTATCTCTTCTGTGGTGATGTTGTCATAGAAATGAGGTTGTGCTTTGATCTCTATCATTGACTGACTAACGTCGGCAATGCCTTGGCAAACTTTGGCAACCTGCGCTTGCCATTTTTCTACTGCTAGTGGTTCTTTGTTGCCGTTTCTTTTAATAACTGTGATGCTTGTCATTTATCGTTCTCTGTTTTATTATTGTGTGGTATTTATTGCAATTTACTAACTGCATATATTGTCTTGGTATCAAGGTCTTTGAGTTGTTCTGCGCTTACTACTGTGCCATATTCGAGATTAAGAACACGGTCATTTCCGACTACTAACATGTATTGGTGTTGTTTCTGTTGTGGGCACATAGACATATGTATCTCACAATTGGTATCAATAAACCGCTGTGTTAATTTAATAGTATACAGCATTCCTAGTACCAATGCAAGATCATCCAGCCTAAGATCCAGCATGAGATGCCAGGGATCGGGCCATTCTGTGGGGAGTTGTGGATCTAAATATGGACTTACAAAAGGTGCATGACACCAAAGTTCAGCAACATCTTCCAATGGGGTTGGACTTGTTTCCAAACTTTCTCTAAACTGTCTCCAAGCTGCTAGTCTTTTGGTTCCATACTCATCAAACACCGTAGGCCACATCATAGGATATGGACCCGGTTATACCGGTGGCAAGAGGATTTTTATAGGTCAACATCACAGTATCTATTACCGCTGCGGTTGAATCGTCTAAGACAGTGTTGCTGCTCTTAGACACGCTGAATTCAAAATTACTCATTGTGCTTCCTCCTGGTGATGTAAGTGTATTGGGTGAATACGTAAAATTATCTGTGATTGAGACATCGCTGCCGTGGCTTTCAGGACTGAGGTCGTCACCGATGATGATAGTCGCTGTGCCGTATCTAGTATGCTCACCTAGTTTAAGACAGTAGTTGATCACAGTAAATTTATTTTGTGCAGAAAATGCTGCCAAAGGTGAAAAGCTGTCAGACAGATATATCGGAGCATAATTCTTGTCAACCAAGGTCACACCCGCAGCATTATATACTTCTGAGAAAGCGGCTGTGCCAGATATCACAGTGGCTGCTTGTTGACGATCACTAACGCAGTCAACCAACACATTGCCTACCTTTTCACCAAAGTATACCATGTAGTCGTTGGGGCTAGCACTGGTACTAACTCCGTTGCCTACAGATTTGAATTTTGATCTCTGTATTAATGTGCCACGACCTGCAGTTGATCTAAATGCTTGATTGGCAACTTCTTCGAACTCACAATCATTGATCTGCCAACGGTTGCCTTGAGTAGCAACACCATCGATGTAGATAGAGGTATCATTGACAAAAAATTTGCAGTCTTGAAATCTCACTGCGGTGTCAAATACATCACTTTGTAAACACTTTGCTGACACAGCATTTTGTTCAAATACACATTCATCAAACACAAGGTTATGTGCTCTAGTACCAACTACAGTGTTCTGCCAAAATACCGCTGCAGGTACAGTGGCCAGTGTCACTGCGTTGCCTAGATTATACTCTCCGAGGAACCGCACAGCGTGGAATCTAGACTCTGATAGTCCAGACAATGTTAGTGTTCCAGTGGTGCGTTTAATAGTAAAATTACTCCATCTTAGATTCTGTGGTCGATTGGTGCTATTGAAATCCCCCAGCTCAAGTCCTTGGCTGGTTATTAATCGAATGTTGTTGTCGCCAATGTTTAACACAGCGCCTAACTGTGTTTCACCTCGGAGAATTACTCCACTGGGCACAGCCAAGTCGGTGGTAAACAGATACTCGCCGTTAGGTATCAATAATTCTTTTTTATAATTTTCGTTGGCGTTTCTAAATAGTTCTGTGAAAGCAGTTTCAAATGCTGCCACACAGTCAGTGCTTCCATCTCCCACAGCACCGAAGTCTGCCACGCTGACAGTTTCATCTTCTTTGCTCTGTAGACTTCTTGACACGCTGAGACTGATAGCAGTATCATCGCTGGCAAACTGATAGCTGGATGCTAGTTCTAGTATATTATCGTGTTCTGTGAGTACTTTGGTATTGCCCACATATGGAGCACCTTCTAATACACTGCCGTTGCCTATGAACAGTTCTTGTGAATCCACTGCCCATGCAAATTCAGCAGAGCTTAATTGTGGAATGCCACTGTTGGAGTTTTTTTGGCCTCTTCTGACCTGGATTTTCGAGATTTGGACAACGGCCACTTTGGTATCCTCTATGTTCTATAGAGTATTTATCTTCCTAGGGCGTAGTATTCCTCTACCTTAGTGAGCCAAGCATCCTGCCACTTGTTGAAGTCTTTGGATTCTAGCGTAAACTGTTGATATTCAAAAGCACGTGAACACATAAAGATAACACCTTTGCGAATGTCTGTGCCGTAGACTTCATTATGTGCTAATATATAGGCCATCAGTTGTAGATAGTAATCTTCTACCCACTCTGCTTTTTTAGGCTTGTTGGTCTGCTTGTGATCCATTACTGCAGGTTCACTATCATGTACACCTACAAGATCAGTGGTGCCTGAGAACAGACCCGGAAAGTATAGACTCTGCTCCATGGCCCATACTTCGCTGACTTTGCTGAGCCCGTTCTCGATGATAACGTCGGCCATTTTATTGGCTTGAACATGCACAGGTGCGTTGCCAGGTTGTCGTTGCTCACCAACTACAAATCGTTCCAAGTTGGCATGCATGGCTGTGCCTACTCCAGCAGCTTCTGTGGTGATCTGTTGTGCTTTGGCATGTCCTATCCTATCTCGCCATTCGTTCAAATGTGTCATGTCCTTGGTGGCTGACAGAATGGTTGTCACACTCGGAAGGCTTTCACCGTCGGGTGTTAGATATACTCGTTTGCGTGTAACAGGATCGTTGATCTGTTTGCAGTTTTTGTATTGGATACGTTCAATGAACGGTGGGGGAGTAAAAATTGTAGTCATCCTGTATATATTACAGGATTTAAATCAAGTTGTCAAGCCTGAGCGGCTAATTGTTGGGGAGCAGCCGAAGCTGCCATTTTGTCCACTGCATCTTGACTGGTTTGACCCTGTTTGACAGGAGTTTGGGTATCTTTGTCAGTGCCAGGCACATTTAGTTCAATGCCATCGGCATTGAAGTTTTTCACGAGACTTTGAACAATTGGACTGGAGTCGTAGATGCTTTTGAAAGTTTCGTAGTCAGCACCCATTTCAAATCCACTGCGGTCGGCGATCTGCTGTAGACTTTTCCAATTCAACTTAGCAGCTTGTTTTTTAGAAGATGACCTACCTACAAAGTTTTTGAGTATCATCACAAACTTGTCAAGGTTGACGTCGGTGTCTACAAATTCAAAAAATCTCATTTTATCTGTGCCAGTTGTTGTTGTAGCTGTTGCAGTTCTTGTTGCTTGGCTTTGATTTGATCCTGTACTTCTTTTTTAGCAGCAGCTACCTCTTGAGCTTGGGCTGCTGGATCTGCTTGACCACCTGCCATGGCACCTGCCTGTGCTGCTTGACCAACTGCCTTGACTCCCTGTGATGCTACATTCCCCACAGCTTTTGCACCCTGTGATACCGCGCTGCCAACTCCTTTGGCAAGAGCAGCACCGCCTCTAAGTGCGGCACCACCTAACGCAGCAGCGCCTCGTGCCACACCGCCCGCCACTGCTCCCAACACCGGTAGAATTTCATCTAACTGTTGTTGTTCTGTAGCAGAAGTGATTTCACTGAGTCGCATTAGCCTGCCAATACTTTGAGTAGACTGCTGCTGCGGTTGATGCTTTCTCGTTGCTCACGACCTGCATCGCCTAGTCCACCTGCTGCTGGTTCTGCTGCGGCAAACTCATCTTCGCCGCCTATGTCGCCACCCATGTTCATTGCGTCTGGCTCTGCTGGTCCCATTTCATCACCCCCCATACCAGCTGGCTCGCCACCTAGCATTTCTGCGCCTTGCTCTTCGCCGGTCAACTGTCGAACACCAGTGGCCATTGTTTCGCGTGTGGATTTTAAATTTTCCAGTGCTTGTTGGATCGCAGGAGCCACTGAGCTAATAAATGCTTTGGCCTGTTCTTGTCCCATTTCATCACGGATTGAATCACCCAACTGTAGTAGTGTGTCATTCTCCATGCTTGAAAGTTCTTCAATCCAACGGCTGATTCTGTCAACCATGGTCTTTGCGGTTACAATAGCGGAAGCCTGTTGTACTTCGCCTTCTCTTAGTTTGCTCATACTTTCTCCTTGTGTTCTTTGTATGCTTTCTGTGGCAGGTGCGCCAGTTACATGTACTTCCCATTTCTTGCCTGTGGACTCGCTCTTTTTAGCAGCCCATGCACGTAATTGTTGATAGTGATTTCTTTCAGCTGAGTCATCGGCATACTGGCCGCGACCTTTGAATACTTTCCATTGCTTGCCGTTGATAGAAACAGCAAAGTTGTTTGGTGGTTCTGTATCACCTTCGTCATTTTCTCTTTCTCTGCGACCCATGCCACTCACACTGCTATCATAATCTCTTTGGTATGCATCGCGTCCTGTGGCTTCGCCTACATCATGTTCGTGTCTTTGCAGCCATTTGTACTCGCTGATAAAGTCGCTGGGAAAGTCTTCATCATAGCTGAAATAATAGCGAGCAGCTTTTGCGCCATCTCGTTGTTTCATTATTGCAAACCCAGCATTTAAAATGTCATCTTCTGAATCTAGGTCTGGGTTAGACTTATATAACTCTTGAGCCATGCTCATTCTAGATGATGCGTCTTCAGTTTCTATGCTTTCGTAGTCTTCATCTGAACCAAACCCTGCCGAAGCCAGGGCATAGCCGTCATCAGTTTCCCCACCTTCGTCGTCATTGCTTTGTCCGCCAAACTCTTGTTGGATACGATCCATTATCATACCTTCAATTCTTTCAAAATCATCTTTGGGGTGAAGACCTGTTTCACCTGTGATATCAGCAATTTGATCTTGTAGATATTCACCTACTGGGCCGCGATCGCTGAAAAGTTCATATAATGCATCGAAGTCTTCCTCGTCAGCAATGCGACCTAATACCGAAGCAACTTCGTCATTGCCTTCTTGCACACTGGTATCTACTATGTGTTCTTCTCGATCCATGAGTTCTGCAACAATAGCATCGTGCATGAACTGTGCCTGTGTTAGGGTTTCGTTTTCAATGGTTTCATTGAAGCCGCTTTCTTGTCGTGCTGTATGTATTTGGGTGCGTAATTTATTACGTGCATCTTCTAGCTTAGGAGTATCAAAACTCTCTAAGTCTAACTTTGTTCCAAATGTCTTAGACAAAGACTCGTTGAGTTTTTTTGAAGATCTGTTGTTTTTAAAAAGGTCGGTTGTTCTCATTTTATGGGATCCAAATTGATAGTGTATTTATTCAATTCACAGCAAACGTTCTGCTTGATTTTTAGCAGTAACCGTACGATCTCGGCTTTCGCTGTAGCGAGCCCACAGCACATCTGCACGATCATAGTCCTGAGTATGTATGGCTTTTTGATGTTGGGCCCTCAACATCTGGCTGTCAACAAACCAACGCCCGTATTCTTGATCAGCTCGATACAACAGATCAACTGATACGTGACTGTGTCTCAGCGCCAAGATATTGGCCATTTTGATGGCCACAGAGTTTAGATGTATCTCTGCATAGAGTATCTGCGATTTCCTATAAAGGAATTTGAGATTGTCTTGATTGGTTATCAGCACATCACCTACTAGAATACCTTCCGAAGTTTTAACAGGAATGATATTTTTAGATAATTCTCTACGAACTATCTGTTCTAGTCTACGGCTGATTTGTGTCATAAAAAAAGGACCTATGGTCCTTATTTAAGTGTGTGAGTTTTACAGTCCCAGGAACTTGAGTACGTGTGGAAAATTAATAGTATTAATCCAACCAGCACCAGCTGCGAACGCCAGGCCAACCATGGCATACATGGTAATTTTACTTTTGACTTTTTCTAAATCAACAATCTTTTGGTACAGATCTGCATGTTGGCTGTTTGATTGATCTGCCATTTCACACAACTTTTTATCTAGCAAATCACGAGTTTGATCTAGACAGTCGTGCATGTCTTTGACGCCTACTTTGAGTTCGTCAAGTTTTTCTTCTATTTGATCTACTTTAGTTTCAACTACTGCTACTCGCTCGGGTAACAGTGCTAATTGCGCTACAGCTTCTTTCGTGGCCATTGTGGCTGTTTCCTTTTATGTTAAGTCAAGTGCTCGCTCCGAGCCATGTGCCTAAGTGTTCCGAAATGCCTAATGTATATGCCTTATAAGTTTATTTATCTTGAATGTGTAAAAACACACTTTATCTAAATCATCGTTACCCAAGTATTTATCATGTCACCCTGGGTTTGGAACGCAGCTGGATCAATGTCTTCACTGTTTTCTAAATCAACAATCACAGGCACATGATTGAGATCATGCACCAACAGATACACTGGATCACCATCTTGTAAAAAGACCTGATCACGTTCGCAATCAAACTCCCAGGTCCAGTGTGTGGCCTTGCCCGAGGCTGGGTCGGGCAGTCTGCCAGTGTGCTTTGTGGGATCTCTATGCCATGTTACATTGGACCGCATGCCTATGGCCTGCACTAGGCTGTTGAAGTTGGCCTGCTGACCAAGTTTGATTTTGTCAGTTTCCTCTCTGGTGGGTTGACTTCGAGAAATGTCAATAAGAGTAGTAATTGTGTATCGTGCCATAATATGCTACTATTTACTCCTAGCAAACCATAGCCAACAAAAAAGGACCTTGCGGTCCTTTAATGCTTCCCATCCCTGAGAATTTACAAATTATAGTGCTGGAGCAAATACTGCTACAACAGTAACAGTAGCACCTGTACCAGCTGCTGCGTCTGTTGTGTCAAACGTACCAGTACCTTGAACACGCATGAATAGTATGTCTGTTACACCGGTTGAAAAAGCTGAACCGTCTGCTGTACCAATTGCTGCTACAGTGAAGGCATCACCTGTGCTAGCTGGTAGAGAACCTGCTACACCGCCTGATTGCGTGATTGCGTTACGGATCGATGTAACGTTTGCGTCTGTCATGTTTGTTAAATCAATTTTAATGATCAACTCGCGACCAACGTCTGCTTGGTTGATTACGTGCTTGTTGTAATTTGATGTATTATATGCTACTGCTGCACCTGCATTTGAATATGTTTGTGCTTGTGTACTTGCGTCTGCCATGATATGTTCTCCTTGATCAATGACCTCGCTCAGAGGCCGGCACAGTATTTATATCGGTCAACAAAAAAGGACGGATAAACCGTCCTTTTTGGCATTAACTAGATGTTAATTAAGCGAATGTACCGCCTGTTAGTGTAACTGATGTAACTGTGATGTCGGAAACTGCTTGACCAGCAGCTAGGGAAATCAAAGTTTCTAAGTTTTCAAAAGTTGTTTCGCCTGAATCGCTAGTACCACCGTATGCTGCTGCACCATTACCACCACGTGAAACTGTGCTGGCGTTGACTAGAGCAACAATGAAGTTGGCTGCTGGAATACCAACATAATAAACCTCAGCATGTGATTGCAATCCGTTGATGATTTTTTGTAGAATTGACTTAGTGATTTCAGGGGTGGTTGTTTCGTCAAGTGCTGAGGAAACAATTTTAAGTGCTAGAAGCTGGGGTGTACCAAAACGTGTGTATGGGCCAACTCCTGCTGCGCCGTCGCCTAACATTTTATAGTTGTTGGCTGCTGCGTCAGCTGCTGCAATCTGCGTACCTGTGTTGTCGTAGGTTTGTGCTACTGTTGAAATGTCTGCCATGATATGTTCTCCTTGATCAATGACCTCGCTCAGAGGCCGGCATAGTATTTAGTTTTTTTGGAAAAAACCGAGCTTAATCGGTTCTAAATGGAGTCCAACGATCACGTGGCACTAACTTGCTTCCGCCTGCTACATAGCCTTCACCGCCGGGCTTGCCGCCTGTGCTTTGTTCGATTTCACCGCCTGCACCATCTAGCTCACGGATCACTTCATCTTTGGCCGCCATGATTTCACGCACCAGCTCAAACAGCAGATCCATAACTCCGGGATGCCGTTCGCTGTGGGCCTGTACCTTGGCTGCTTTGGCTGGTGCCTTGGCAAGAAACTGCATGAACGAATCAGTGTTGATGTTGTCTAGCTGTTTGGCCTTGCTCTGGGTATTCACAAAGGTGTATATTTCAGTTTGTAGGTATCCCATGCCTGCCACAGGAGCCAGTAGGCCGTTGATTTTTGACTGATTCTTGGCCAAGGCTTCTATCTTGGCTAGATTTTCTGCACCTACCGCTGGTCTGTGGCTGACACTGGTTAGTCCGAATACTTCAAGTGCAGGAGTGTTATTAAACAATTCTGGATTATCAAAGTCTTCTCCACTCTTGTCTCCGAAATAACTGAATACCTTGTGAGCTGCCACAGCTACTTTGGCTTTGGCCAGTGCTCGACCTGTGTCGCTGTTCGCCATCACTGAGTAAGTGACTTGATTAGGTGTGAATGAGATCCTGCCATCTGCACCTGTGTATGGCTTGCCCGGATGGAACAGGAGATCGCCGTAGACATAACCACGGAAATCTTTGGGCGTGGCAGCTTCAAATATGGGCCACATCGCGGCCATATCGCCAGCAAACTTTTCACGCCAATCTTCGCCTTTGCCGCGACTCATGATAAATGATTTTAGTTCTTCAGGACTCGATGATTTGCCTTCTTCACGTCCCCAGTTGTTCTTGCCCACCATGCGGAATGTGCCGTCATCATCACGTCCCCAATACACTGTGGGATTACCGTCCCATTTGATAGTGATGCTGGTTTCGGGTTTGGCCAAGTCTTTGAGAAGCTGTATGGCCTTGACTGCACCATTGGTTTCAGTGAACACAAGATCTTCAAGGTGGTTGAACTCTCTGCCAACTTTCTTGGCAGGCGGTGCATCATCTTCTAATAATAGTTCCCAGAATCTCATTTTACTATTTCTATGAGCTGGCGCATCCAACCTATAGTTCCTGGTTGATAGCTTTCTATTTGATTGGCCTTGGGCAACTCTATGCCTTGACGACCCAAGGTTTCACGGGCACCTGCGACTAGTTCTTCATAGTTGGGCAGTTTTTTAATATAGTTAAGGATAGCATCCACTGAACGAATGTCCTTGACGGTAGCAGTCTGTCCTAGTAGTTCTTTGGCAATCTGGTTCCAATCATTGCCATTGGGCAGCAGTTCATCTGTTTGTGGATTTAATATCCCATGCTTGGGACTGTACTTCATGTTCTTGGCTCTGGCTATAGAACTCAGTATGATGTGGCGGTGTTCGCCACGATACTCTCCACCGCCGGCAATCATGCTTCCTTGTTGGAACTTGGGATTGGCGGAAAACATAAAGTCTGCTTGTACAAATCCATTGGCAGGGTCACCGTTGATTGGTGTTTTCCAATGCACGTTGTCGCCGCTGAGTTTGATATTCTCTTTGCCAAACTGTGATATCAACTTGTCAGCAAATTCTCTTTTGTCTACTTCATTGGCATCCACGCTAAGGTCTAGATCGCCGGAACTGTTGCGTTCAAAGGTGCCGTCTGGATCTTCTTTGCGTCCAGTGGTGCCCAGCCATTTCACTGGCTTCTTGTCGTCTAGATCTTTCTCTTTGGTAAAGTCCAATCCAGTGATCTTTTCGATGTAGTCCACTGTGCTTTCTACATCTGCTGTGGCAATGCGCTGCGTCAGGGGCTGCTTGTCTGCACCCTTGAACACATTACCACCTTCTAGTAGTTTACTCTGATTCATTTAACGGTCTCTTGGTTCTTTTGGATTCGGCGATCTTGCGTATGCCGCGAGTGAATTTGGCAGGATCCTGCCCACGTATGGCATTTAACAGTCTACGTTCTAGTTCATCCGCTTGTTCTGCTGTATAGTGTTTTTTTAACGTTTCCAGCAGATTAATAGCTGAATTGATGATGTTAGTGGCACGACTCTCAAACAGTTCATCCTTGTTACGGATTTCTGCCAGTTCATTTAATTCCTGCAGGATTGATCTTGTTTTTAGTTTCATGTGCCTTTCCTAGTCTAGTATTTACCCTCTACACATCATTTGATATTATACACTGTTTGTTCTATTTAATCAAGTTGTAACACTTCTCATGGTAAATACTGAGTAGGAACACTGAGTTCTACACACATACAGAGGGAATAAAATGAAATACCTATCAGAAAAGATGCAGTCTATCCTAGAACGTTTGAGTGAAATGTTCCCAGGTAGCAGCTATCAATCAAGTCTAGATGCGTATCTAGCAGACAAAGGCATTACCGATGCCGCGCAGTTGGAAAACTATATCAGTCAATTCAACTACAAAAAGGAAACTTATCTATGAAAAACTTCTTAAACACCATATACGACATTTGCCTATCAATTGGGCAAACTAGAGCGGCATGTGCATTGGCTCGCGTGGGCCGATACGAAGAAGCCAAAGCCTTGATGACCAAGTAAGTTGTTGCATCGCAAGATATATACACTATGAACTTAGTTTATATACACGGTGCCAATGCCACCAGCGAAAGCTTCAACTATATTAGGACTAAATTAGGTAGTGGCATAGATATCGACTATGATAGTCGTAATGGCTTTGAAAACAATCTAAAATTGATGCAAATGCAGTTGGAAGACGTTGATAATATTGCATTTGTAGCACATAGTTTGGGTGGCATATATAGCTTGCATTTAGCTAACATCATGCCCAAACAGGTATTGGGTGCTGTTACACTGAGTACTCCATATGGTGGAGCAGAAGTAGCAGATTATGCTCAATACTTTTTACCATTCAGTAGGCTCATGCGTGATATTGGGCCCAGCAGCTGGGCCATGCGGGAAGCAGCCAAGATCAAAGTGCAGCATCCTTGGTGCAACGTGGTCACTGTGCAGGGTCGCAGTCCTTTCATAGTTGTGGCCAACGACGGCGTGGTTAGCATTCAAAGCCAGAGGCACCATGCAGATATGGAACTGATTGATGTTGACTATAACCACTATGAAGTGGTGTTGGCAGAACCCGTGATCGAGATCATCCGTGAACGGATAAACAGAATCAGAAAATAGTTGTTTTTTTCTTGTTAAGCATATATAATAAACTAACAGCGAAAAAGAAGTAGCTGCTAGACACAGACATTACACACAGGAGATTATTATGTCAAACGTATTCGAAACACCAAAAGCACCAGAAGTTAAATTCAACAAGAACGGCTACGAAATCCGCACAGACATCTTGGGCATGGCCAAAAGCCTAGTACAAGATGACTTCTATGCCAAGTTCAACGGTTGGGAAATGTCAACTGCCAAAGATCCAGTTACAGGCAAGTTGATTACCACAGTTGGTATGCCAGAGTTTCCAGGTTTAGATAAAGTATTAGAAACCGCCGAAAAAATGTATTCATTTGTTAACAGCGGCGTGAAGAAATAATTTACGCTCATAGAGCATTACACTAGTGGTAAAAGAAAAGCACCTTCGGGTGCTTTTTCTTTATCTGACTGTGGCTAATCTAAAGAACCGCAAGATGCAGATGTACATCCAACCTAGATCAAACTCATACCAACGCTGGCTGAACTTGGCATTGGCACCATCAGCATGATGATTGTTGTGTAGTTCTTCTCCACCTATCCATACTGCCCACGGAATAATGTTACGGCTTGTGTCTTTGGTATCAGTGTTGCGATAACCCCACCAATGGCTAACACCGTTGACCACACCAGCTGCCCAGAATGGAATCCATATCATTTGAATACCCCACACTACCAGTCCCCACGGTCCAAAGAGCAAGCAGTCTATGACCAGCATTAAAAGAATACCTGAGCGACTGTGTGCGGAGTAAAGGTTGCGTTCAATCCAATCATTAGGGCAGTCCTTGCTCAAGGAGTCTATCATGGCGGTGTCTTTGCTGGCTGAATGATATAGGAATGCTCCTCCGAACAGCACACGCCATATGCCGTATATCTGTGGGCTATGTGGGTCGCCCTCTTGGTCCGAACGTTGATGATGCTTGCGGTGTATGGCCACCCATTGGCGAGTAACCATGCCTGTGGTCAGCCAAAGCCAGGCTCGCATAACGTGGTTAACTGCAGGGTGAAATTGCACAGCTCTATGTGTTTGGCTTCTGTGTAGGTAAAGGGTTACACAGGCTATAGTGATTTGTACCATCACTAGGGTATAGATTATTATGTTCATCTTTTACTTAGTCGGTTGACATCAGTCCAAAATAATGCTATAATATGCTATGAAACAAAAACTTATACTCACAGACGCAGACGGTGTTCTACTAGATTGGGAATGGGCATTCTCAGTTTGGATGCAAGAACGCGGTTATAC